TAGACCCAATACTACTTGCTGCGCTACCACCAGAACCAGCGGCACTACTTGATGAAATTCCGCCACTTATTGCTTTTACACCCTGTGTTGACGTTGTAGGTGCAGCATTACTTGACGAATTAAACCATGATGAGGTGGATGAACCTCCATTAGACGCAGCAACGTTGTAATAGACAGTGCCACCTGCTGTTAAACCAGAAACACTTGTTGTTTTGGCATAAGCACCGCCACCATTTCCTCCTGATGTGACAGAGCAGGCAGCATTTCCACCGCCAGCACCAATTGCTTCTATGGATATGAGAGAAGAAAAACAAGATGGGAGTGTATAACTCCCAGAACCACTTGTAAACGCAATAACTTTTGTTGGCATTTTTACACCTGTGTTGTTACAGCAACTACGTCCCAACGAGAATTATTTGCATTATAAATACAACCTACATAAGTTGTTTTACTTGCGGTAGTCGCGGTGGGGAGTGTTACACCAATAACAGTATAAGTTCCGTTCCAAGATAATGACTGACTTGAACCATTATCAAGAATTCGAAATATTAACTTATTTCCATCAACTGGAGAACCTGTTGGAGCATTAATTGTTAAGCTTGAAGAAAGGGCTGTGTATGCATACTCATCATACGCACTAATATCAGGTGTTAACGAAGATGCAGATGATGTTGCACTAACCCGGGGGTTAATACGTTTATTTGTAAGTGTTGCTGTTCCATCAATGGTAGTAAATCCACCTGAACTGTTTGTAGAATTTCCAAGTGCAGTAACAACCCCTGAACCAGTAGTTGTCCAAGTTGGAGAACCTGTTCCTCCACTAATGAGTAAATACCCTGATGTACCCGCTGCTGAAAATGCGTACGCAGAACCTGTGCCATAGCCAATACCACCAGCAGTAGGAGTTGCGGTTGAATTTGTTCCACCGTTTGCAATTGGTAATGTGCCGCTAACTTGAGATGTCAAACTAACACCAGATAATGTCCCGCCTAATGTAAGACTACCAGAAGAAGTTACTGTACCTGTTAAAGTAATACCGTTGACAGTACCTGTTCCAGACACTGATGTGACTGTTCCTGATGATGTACTAATTGTTGCCCATGTACCATCGCCCCTTAAATATGTTGTAGATGATGGAGTACCTGTGACTGGGTTAGCGGCCATGTTGGTAACAGTGGCAATATGGTATCCGCTAGTTGGCAATGTAGCAGTTGTGTTAGCAGTTAGAGTTAAACCAAGTGAATAGCTGCCTGTAAACGTGATTGTATTGGCTGCGTTGTTTGCAACTCCAGTACCGCCGTAAGCAGCGCCGATAACAGAAGCATTCCAAGTACCAGTAGTAACTGTTCCAACTGAAGTAAGGCTTGAAGTAACCACAGTTGAATTAAGTGTTGTTCCTGTCAACGTACCCGCAGCCGCAGTTTGGGTAGTGGAAACAATCTTGACTACGTCAGTTGCAGTTATTGAATCATAATATACAAGCGCCTTTTCGCCATTAGCGATTGATACGCCTGTTCCAGCAGACTTTTTAACTGTGATTGCGTATCCACCAGAAGTGTTGTTGTACACAACGTAAAGCTTGCTAGATGCTGGAACAATAATATTCCTAGCTGCTGTTCTTGACCCTGTGCAGTTCAACACCGCATATTGGGCAACCGTAGAGTTTGATCCTGTGGTTGAGAAACTTGAACTATTATTGCCGTTTGTGACGCTGAGTGTGATATCAGAGTCCTGCGTGATATTGTTTGTACCCGCAACGGAAATGTCTACAAGCTGTGTAAAACCATTGTTTACATCATCGCCCCAAACGCCACTTTCAGAACCTGTGGTCGGTTGGTTTAAACCCAATAGCGTTGTATTTGCGTATGTCATAGTGTCCTCATTGAGTGGTGATTAGCGACCAACTCGCTGTTTCTGAATTATCAATATTTTGCCATGAAGGAGTTTGACTGTCATCTATCAAACTCCAGTAAATCGCGTTCATGTTACCCACTTGACCTGTGGCTACAACCCCGGTCAAAGTAGCTCCTCGTCCTGCCATTGTCACAGTTCCCGCTACCCCTGTCGAGCCAACACCGGTCAAAGCCAAAGTTAGGTTGTATCCAACCGTACCAACTGAACCTGTAGCTGGAGCAACTGACAGCGGAACAGAAATAGCGCCAATATTACCCGTGGCATTATTACCAGTCAAAGCCTGTGTTGGATTGGCTCCTACTGAACCAACTGCGCCTGATGCCCCAACGCCAGACAAAGCTAGCGTTAGGTTAAACCCAACTGCACCAACACCGCCTGTGGCGTAATTACCAACTTCTTGTTCTGATCCGCTTGCTGTTGGAGTACCGACTAAACCGGCTGCTGTGACGCCTGATACGTTAGTGGCATTGGTAAAAGTAACGCTACCTACATTACCGGTTGCTAAAACACCTGTCAGAGCCGCAGTATTGGTGACAAGGACTGAACCCACCAAACCACTGGCTAAATTGCCTGTGATTCCAAAACTTACGTTAGACGTTACAGTGCCAACATTACCTGCTGCATTGACACCGGTAAGGGCAATACTAACGCTACCCGTTACCGATCCTGCATACCCCGAAGCAAAAACACCAGCAATGGTTGGGTTGTCAGTATCCCCAACCGTACCTACAAGACCGGAAGCTCCAACACCAGTCAGAGCGATGGTTAAACTTGGGGTAGTTGAGCCTACATTACCCGCAGCATTTACGCCGGTAAGTAAATTAAGCCCTTGTCCCCAAGGGCCATCACCCCAGTTGGCACTGCCCCATCCGGCCATAAGTCACCTATTAGGTGGTAGACAAGCGCAATAAAGCAGTTGTCGTGGTGTTAGAAGGCATAGTCAATGTGAATGTACCAGCAGTGACTGTCTGTGCTCCAAATGTATGAACGCTAACAGCCTTATTAGATTGAGTTGAGTTATAAATCAACACGGTATCAAAAGCCGTAGAGATTGTCACTGTGGAGTACACAATTGAAGCAGAAGGTGTCCAATATCCAACACCAGCAGTTGCAGAACTGTTGGTAGAAGTTGGGTTGGTCGCATTGGTTACAGACACACCGCCAGCAGTGTAATTTGTACCTGTCACTTCGCCAGTTGCTGTGTATGCAGTTGTAGCTGCATTGATTGTGGCGGTTGTGTAATACAAAGCTGCTTTGAATGTATCCGCAGTGTTTGCTGTGTGAGCAGGATTGGATGAGCTGAAATTGTGAGTTGCACTCAACAATTCGCCCAAGAAAGAAGTACACATTGATTGGGTATTAGCCATGATATTTCCTTTATGCCAATGAAGCGGCGATTAAGTCCATGAAAGGGGAGGTTTTTAACGTGACATGTGCGGAGCGATGAACCAATTCTTCACCCAACCAATACTCAACCCATGTGGTTAACTCGATGTCGTTATCAACGGTACCTTCTTTTTTCTCAAGAAGAGACTCGTCCATATCGCCTTTAGTCGTTGTAATCAATGCCATTATGCGATCCTCAAAATTGCGGTGGTGTTAGTGACTGTTGGGAATTGCACTGTAAATGAATTGGCGCAAGTGATATCGCTACCAAAATCCAGTACACAAACCGATGCATTACCTTGCGTTTGATTGTAAATCAGAGCGCCACGAGCTGTAAATGCAGCAGGATTCCAAACGGCATTTTGGAATGACCAATAAGCCACGGTTCCAGTTGTACCAGAAGTTGGTGTCTGAGTGATGACCAATGGTATACCTCCAGCCGTGTAACCTGATCCAGTTACTTCACCTACGCTTGTATATGCTGTAGTTGTGGCATTTAAATTAGCCGCTGATGTATACAGTGCAATATAAAACGTGTTGGGGCTAGTGGGCCCAAAGTTATGTAAACCTTGAGCCAATTGAATCTTAAAGCTGGTGGTGGCTGTTTGAGCTAGTGACATTATGAGACATCAATTCTTGTTTGTCCTGAACGGTAAGCGTCACGACGCTCCATACCATCGCCAAGACGTTTAGCTAAAGCCAAAGCTTCTGTGTATTTTTGATTGTATATGGTAAACATATCAGACTCACCTTTCATAAAGGTGTAAGCCTCCACCAAAGAGCCATACAAAAGCACGGTATCAAAGTTGTCCCCAAGCCAAGAAGTACCACTTGGATTATTAACGGTATCCGCGATAGATACAGGATAATAATAGTAGTGTAGCTCGGCGGTATAAGCAGTATCAGGAGTAGGACCCAGAATGAAAGTAAGCTCATTTGTAATACTCCCCCCGGTAACAGTTGGACCAAATAAAGCGTAATACTTTGGTGTACCATAATCCGTTGGGTTAGGGTAAGCCTCCCGCATGTAGTTCACATCTTTGTTTAAAAGATAGGTATAAGACCCACCACCGACAGGGTAAATAGCCAAAGAGTAAGGAGCAAGGAAATCATTTGGGGTTGCCAAGTATTGATTGTACTGAGTAACAGTTCCAATTACATTCTTGCGAAGTGAGGGGAATTGAATTGAATTGTAGATACGTTGCTCAGCCTGCTCAACCATCGTAGGAATATCCGCTACGAATGTGGATTCGTAGTTCTGTGTGTAATCCTGAATGTTTTGTTTAAGCTGAGCGTAGTTCATGCCATTGGGCCTCTAGACATTTTGCCTTTGGTAGCTGCGCCTGTACCACGCATTTGAATACCTGACGTTTTTATGGGTGGGTACTCATTGCTGCGGCTGTTTGCTACAGATACGTTAGCATTACGTAGATACTCTTCGTTGCTGCTCACACCTGCATGAACGTTTACAACGTCCACAGGTTTGTCGTCCATGGTGCGTGGCTTAGCATAAACATCAGCGGGTTTATTATCTCTGTTAGCGCCGTGATGAATAGCAGGGCTATTCTTTTTTGTTGGTTTGATCTGAGTTGCCATATTAGCCACCTCTACCAGAAGAACGCTGGTTCATGACCTTGGCCATACCACGTCCATATTTCAGCATGTTGGCGTTTGTTTTACCGCCAGCGGCCATTTTATGAATCTTGCCACCTTTTTTGAGCTTAGACAAATCGGTGTGCTTACCGGGATGCTCTTGTTTATCGTGCATACTGATAGCTTTTTTGATCAGCTTTTTGTCTTCTTGAATATCGTCATGCTTGGCCATCATAAACTCCTATGTTACGGCTACCGTTACTGTACCAACTTGTACCGCAGGAATCAAATCATTTTCCGTTAACGGTACATCAAAATTGCGAGAACCCCCAACAGGATTCCAACCCCACTGGAAAACCCTACTACCCTCACCCGTGCTGCCATCCGCCAACAACCCAGAAGCTACATAACTCCTGTCTGGTCTTGGATTACGCACACCCTGTGGATCGTCCACTGGGTACATACCCAACTGCAACTGCGGATGATCTGGATCCCAACACTGTGGGCACACCAACAATTGGTACAGTTTTGTTTTGACAACCTCCATCTTAAGCTGAGTCAGCTTAAAACGAAACCCGCACCGATCACACTCGGCAATCGAGTTCTTGCCGGAAGCGAATCTATTTCCCATTAGTAGGTCGACCCAATATACATCTGACGAGGTACAAAACGGATCGCCGCTTTCTCATGATCTTCTTGCGCTGCC